CCCCACCATAAAATACCTCTCTCTCAGAGGATGCAAGAAATTCTGTCTGTGGACCAGAGTTAGGTCTAAAGATAACTTCTTGATTATTTATGTGCTCTTTTACATTCTTGGGAGCACTGTCTATTACATCTTCCGTAAGTAGCTGTGTGTCTTTTCCTGTTAATGCCTTATCGATAGTTAACAGTTTATTCTTAGTATTTTCTGCTGACATCTTGGCAGAACGCAATGTCTGTTCCGCCTTTGCAACTTTCTTACGTGTACGAGCTAGAATCTGTTTGACTGACTTCTTGGCTTTCTGCTGAACTACTCTCTTCGGTTTCGGTGGTGCTATTTCGTTCAAGTCTTTTTTTAAGTCCGACATGTGATATGTATCTTCCTGTTTTTCTATGTAGCCATTGTGCAGTCTCTCTTAGTGAACAGGTCTTCGAATATTCTTTTGCCTGTCTAAGAGCATCTAATTCTTCTTTGATAGGTTCTATATAATCTGGATCACTAGATTGTTTGAAACCAAATGGAACTACTCTAGCTTTCTTTTTTATTTTTATCGGTTCCATCTTTAGCTGGTAATATAAATATTCCATGCATAGCTTTCATATTTATATCTAGTTGATCCTTCTTTGTTATCCCAACCCTATCTAGAATTGAGTTAGCGGCTGCTAGACGAATACTTGCTTGTGGTGTAGTGCCGTCTTCATCTAGTAAGGTGATTAACCTATTAGCCGCTTTTGCAGAGTGTGTTGATAAATGAGTCTCCGCTAATTCTGTTATCTCCTTCTTGAGATTTCTAATTACCTTCGGGTAACTATGCTCCGAGTAACCAGCTATACGAGCCGCCTCTCTTGGATTTCCCTGTGCCTCTCCGAACAATACGTCTAGAAACTTTTCCTGCATATCGGTCAAGTTTCTTTTTTGAGTCTTTGTTATAGAAGAATCCATTGTTTGCATTTATAATCTCCATTAATTCTTTGAATGGAAGTCTCTTAGCTGATGATAATATCTTGATCTTCCTCATTCTCGGCTCTTGCTTCCAAAGTTTCTGGTGGTGTTACCCTTCTCTCGGGTAACATAGGCATTACTGGTCTAACATTAGGTTCTCTTGGGAACATTTTCGGTCCTAGATCCTCATCTGCTGGTACAGCTGCCATCTTATTCTGCATTTTCTCTAGAAAATTACCCTCACTCATAGGTTCATTCATCCCTGGTGAGCCCAGAAGTGCAGATTCGCTGCCTTTAATCTCATTTGAGACAGGCATGTTAACACCTTTCTCCATTAATTTAAAAAAATTAGTCTCTTTCTCTACTTTGGTTGCACGTTTACCCCTGACAGGGAATACTCCTTGTCCTGTTCTAAGATAACTGGGTATGTTTGCCTCGAATTTCATAGTTATTTAATTATTCGTGATGACCCCTTTTCGCCTATTGGCTGTAGTTTGTGTTGTGTGTCCTTTGAATAATATGTATTTCCTATTATAAGGACGGATATCAATTTTGTCAAGTATTATTTTCAGATAATTTAGACTGCGACACTATAGACATAGACAAAATTGAACGTGGGGTGTATAATGTTCATAGGAACCCCCCAGGGAGCCTATACATATATCCTAGGCATATATTTACAGGGGGGTATATAGGGTATTCCCAGGAATATTGTCGGAATATTTAGCCCTGAAATATAGCCCCGAGTGTAGTTAACATGGACTTTGGGGATTTTCTGGCTTCCGTATATATAGTATATAGGACTACCCCCCTGGCACACGCATAGGGTGTACCCAGAAAAAAATTGTGTAGTACCTATGGGAAAATCTGAGGGTTGCGGAGCAACACCTTATTACCTAGTAAAGCCTTTAGTCTTTTTTTGGGGGTTGTAGGGGGTGAAACCCCATGCCAAAATTAAAAATTTTTTATTTCAATTAGTAGTTGACACCCAGAAACACCAAGGGGATCTCTGGTTTTTGTACCAGAGACCCCCTGTAGTTAACCAAGTTATTAGTCTTGGTTCTTATTGGGCAATTGCCAGTTACCGCTTAACATCTTGGAAGCTATCCAAGAATAATCGACTTGAGCCCAATTTATTTGAAGTTACTAACATACTTATGAAAATCCCCTGTTGTAATATCAAATTCTTGATTATTAATCACAGGAAAAAATCTTAGCTTAGCCTTAGTTTTGGATTTCATATATTCTTTAAAATTCTGATCTTCGAATTTCTGTAAAATATACAAATGCAAATCCAACAAAGCCTTCTGGGCAATCGGTGAGTTATTTTTAGAAAGTAAATCGATAAACTTCTCTGATGAAGTTTTGATCTGATTAACTTCGTTCAATAATCTCTGATCTGGGTTTCCGCCCTTGCCTTGCTCGGATTTAGCAACATTGGTCAAGTGATGGGTAGTTCCTAAAATACCTTTTTCCAAATCGTTAACTTTTGCCATAGCTTTATATAATGGTGATTCTACAGCATTTGCTACATTTTCACTAGCTATTTTTTTCGGTAAAAAGTATTGCTTCACAAATTCAATGACGCCACGATCACCCCGAAAAGTACAATGATAATCTTTGCCCTTCTCTGATTTTAAAAAGAAGTTTTCAAATAAACCTTCTTTGAAAACTCTCTCGCTTTCAATCTCAGTTTTTCCCGCTGAAAATATTTTCTTAAAAATTATAAATTCAACAGGGTCAACTTCCTCATTTAGAAAATCGCCATTTTTGTAAACATCAGCATTACAAATCATGAACATAATTAATGGCGTTACTTCAGTCAAAACCCTGAATTCATAAGGGTTATTTTTCTGAATGTCCGCCAAGTTCTGACCCATAGCGGGTACTATTACTTGACTTGTAAATTTGCCGTAGTCTTTAGCAATCAAGGTCTTTCGATCATCACCAGAAAAAAATATTTTTCTTGCTGATATATCGTTCTCACCTTTATCAAAATAATTCGAAAAATCTAATTTTCCATTCTCGAACATTTTGAAAGTATTACGAGCAATATATAACATTTTTCCGTTATTGCTCTTCTCATTACTTGCAACACTTTTAACCATGTCCCAAGTTTCATTTTGTAGATCTAATTTTTTTGGATCTACTTTTTTCTCGTTTAGTTTCATTTTTGCCCTTTCTGTTAATTGGTTAATAAATAAAACTATATTCAGTATTTATATAATTATGTCCACAATGTGTCAAACATATAGCAATAATAAGTTTTTATTTATTTTTTAGCTATGCAATTTTTAAAAAAACAATAGATCCATTTCATGTGTGCATTATGCAATTTTTACATACCTACAGCTTAATTAGAACAAAGCAAGAACACTTCCACGTGTGAAAATGTTCCACAAATGTTCTACAACCTACACGTGAAAAAAAATGGGGTAATTTGATTAAGACATAGTGAATAAAAAACTGTGTGGAAAAACTGGTGGGATTTTGATTAAGACATAGCGAAGAAAGACTCTCCGCTATATCTCTAGTTATTAACTAATGATCGAGGTTAAAAAAATAATATTCAGTTATGTCATGTGACCTCACTTCCGTTTAATATTAACTAAATTTAGGGAGTATCAAAGTCCTCCAATATGCCCATGATTGCATTACGTTTGGAACAATCTGGATCATTATCGAATGACCATGAACTTTTTTTCAACATACGAATAACTGGTTCAAGTTCCTTCAAATCCTCTGCTAACATCTTGTTGGATCGAGCAAGTTGAACTTTATCCACTATTGAATTAGTAACATCTTTGATGGGTTT